ATCAATGGATGAGCGTGGGGCAACTTCTGTTGTAGCAGGAATTCCTGCTGTTACCAGCGCATTTAGATCTATAACGGGATTGCCCGAACCAGAAGCCGCTCCTGACCCTGGAAACTATGGGATGCCTATGGCAACTGGCGGCTCTGTAAAAATGCCAGATAATTATTCTGTCGGCAGTTGGAAGTTAATTTAAGGATAGCGTATGGCAAATGAAACAGAAGCCTACTACGGAAATCCAAGCATTACCCGTCAAGGTGCAAATATTAGAGCACGCGAGAAGGTTGATATATCGCCTGAAGTGGGTGAAATGATAGCTGGCTTTCACCCTGTGCTTGGCCCTGCTTTGTCTGCTAAAGATTTTGAAGTTGCTAGGCGTGAGGGTGATATGGCGGGGATGGGATTAGCTGGATTGGGGATGGTGCCTATGATTGGCGGCGCAGTGAAACCAATATCCAAAATACTTAAAGCCGCCCCGTCTGGGGCAGACGTTATAAATACATTTAAGACTAGTCGTGGTTCTGCATACGCACATCATTCAGACGCTACCACCACAAGAAATCGTTCTGGTGATATGCATAGAGATTCCACAGAAGGAATGCAACCTAGATCCGGAAAGACTATTTTTGTAGACCCTAAAGATGCAAATACAGTCGGTGGTCTTTTTCAAAATACAGATATGGCTACCAAAGTAGTCCCTAAATTTGACAGTAGTGGCGTTCCTACCGGCAAAGCCGCGCTTACACTTACTGAAGATTATGGCCCACGCAAAACTGGAACTGTATTGCATGAGTTTCAATACAAAACAAATCCAGAGGTTGGCCTTAACCCAGTAGAGATTTATAGGAGCGAAAGCCCTATGGGTAATGCTGGGACAGGGATACATTTTGGCAATCAAATTACAGAAGTCACTCCGCAAGTTGTTGCTAAAAAAGCTGGCGGGTCGATTCAAATGCCCCGTGAATACAGCCAAGGTAATTGGAAGTTAATTTAAGGACAAAACAATGGCAACGAATATGGACAAAGGTTTATACCAAGCCCCACAGGGATTAGAAGCCTTGGCTTCGCTGGAGACTGACATTGAAATTGAAATTGAGAATCCAGAATCCGTAAAGATTAACGGCATGGAACTAGTTCCGCATGAAGAAGAGGATTTTTCGGGAAACCTTGCAGAAGAAATGAATGACAGCGACCTTGCTTCATTGGCCGGCGAACTTTTGGGGGAGTATGAGTCGGATGTATCCTCAAGAAGGGAGTGGTTAGACACCTATCTAAAGGGTCTAAAGCTTCTAGGATTGAAATACGAGGAAAGAACTGAGCCTTGGCCAGGTGCTTGCGGTGTATTTCACCCATTGTTGATGGAAAGTGCGGTTAAATTCCAGTCGGAAACGATTATGGAAACATTTCCAGCAATGGGGCCGGTAAAAACCCTCATTATGGGCAAAGAAACGCCAGAAAAGAAAAAAGCATCAGTTCGCGTCCAAGATGACATGAACTTTATGCTTACAGAAGTGATGAAAGAGTACCGCCCAGAGCATGAGCGGATGCTTATCTCTATGTGTTTGTCTGGAAACGCCTTCAAAAAGATCTATTTTGATCCGTCGATTGATAGGCCAGCTGCACCGTTCATTCCATCAGAAGATATTGTCGTTCCTTATGGTGCTGCCAATCTTGAATCGGCAGAACGTGTCACCCATAGGATGCGAAAGACTAAAAATGAACTGATTAAACTGCAAGTAGCCGGCTTTTACCGAGATGTAGATCTTGGTGAGCCGCTTAGTGTCATGGATGAGATTGAAAAACAGAAAGCGCATGAGCAAGGCTTTAATGCTTCTGTCGATAACCGCTTCCAAGTACTAGAAATGCACATCGATCTTGATCTAGAAGGCTATGAAGACACAGATAAAGATGGAGAATTTACAGGCATAGCCCTGCCTTATGTTATTACGATTGAAAAAGGAACCTCAACCATATTGGCAGTACGAAGGAACTGGTTGGAGGAAGATAAGCTTAAAAAACGCCGGCAACACTTTGTACACTATGGATACATCCCAGGTTTTGGCTTCTATTACTTTGGATTGATCCATTTGATTGGCGGGCATACACAGGCTGCGACATCTTTGTTGCGCCAACTTGTAGATGCTGGGACGCTGTCAAACCTTCCGGGCGGTTTGAAGTCAAGGGGCTTGCGTATTAAAGGCGATGACACGCCAATTGCCCCTGGTGAATTTAGGGACGTAGATATCCCTTCCGGTGCCATCCGTGACAATATCCTACCACTTCCTTACAAAGAACCAAGCCAGACTTTGTCTATGTTGATGGACAAAATTGTGCTTGATGGCCAGAAGTTTGCTGCAACGGCAGATTTAAACATGTCGGACATGTCGGCTCAAGCGCCGGTAGGTACAACATTGGCTGTATTGGAAAGATTGCTCAAGGTGATGAGTGCTGTACAAGCACGGATCCACTATGCAATGAAGCAGGAATTTAAACTTCTCAAGTCAATCATTAGAGACAACACGCCTAAAGAATACAGTTATGAACCTGAGTTTGGCGATCGAAAAGCCAAGCAAAGTGATTATGACCAGTGCAATGTATTGCCAGTATCAGACCCAAATGCCGCCACAATGGCACAGAAGGTTGTTCAATACCAAGCAGCCATGCAAATGGCAATTGGTGCACCGCAACTTTATGACCTTGCTTACTTGCATCGTCAGATGTTGGAGGTTTTGGGGATTAAGAACTTTGAAAAAATAATCCCGACACCAGAAGATATGAGGCCAACTGATCCTGTATCAGAAAACATGAACATTATGAACGGCAAACCCGTTAAAGCGTTTATGTATCAGGATCATGAGGCGCATATTGGTGTGCACATGGCCGCAATGAAAGATCCAAAACTTGCCGCAATTATGGGTCAAAACCCACAGGCGCAGGCAATTATGGGAGCGGCACAGGCACACGTTATGGAGCACGTTGCGTTTCAATATCGTCGAGAAATTGAAAAACAACTGGGGGCTGCGCTGCCTCCAATGCAAGATAAAGATTCAGATGATGATTCAGTATTGCCACCAGAGTTGGAAGTCCAGTTGTCTCAATTGGCATCCCAAGCTGCTGCACAACTTTTGCGAATTAATAGCGCCGAGGCTCAAATGCAACAAAATCAGCAGGCCGCACAAGACCCGCTGCTACAACTTCAGCAACAAGAACTCCAAATCAAAGCGCAGGAAGTTCAACGTAAATCCAAAAAAGATGTCATGGATGCAGCTGGTAAAGCTGATGCATTGAAGTTGAAGGAAGTTGAAATAGAAGGCAGACAACAAGTTGAAGGCATGAAATTGGGTGTGGAAATCCAGAAGCATAAGGCTCAATTAGCCTCTCAAGAAGAGGCTGAAGGCACGCGGATGGGTATTGATATAGCCAAACACAAATCGCAAATGCAAGCAGACAATCATGCAAAAGGTGTGGGAATGGGTGTGGATGTTGCGAAACACCAATCGCAATTGGCACATCAACAGCAAATGGTAGAACTAAATCGCAAGCAAACTTAAGGAGTTAAATTGCAGTGATTACAACCCAAACGTTCGATTACATCGTCTCAAAACTCGATGAGCGGCGCACAGAGTTACAAGATTTTCTTGGTCAAGGAGTAATCAAAGATTTTCCCGAGTACCAAAAACTTTGCGGAGTTATTCAAGGTTTGAGTTTCGCAAAGCAAATCGTATCAGACCTTGCAAAACGTATGGAGACAGATGACGATGAGTGACGTAAACGTCGAAGAGACGCAGTTGGATGCAGCACAAAAAGCAAAGCAGTTACCGGAACCCAAAGGCTACAGAATCCTTTGTATGGTGCCGCACATTGAAGCAAAGTATGACGGCGGTATTCTCAAAGCGGAAGCGACTGCAACACGGGAGGAGTTGACTACTCATGTTTTGTTTGTTGTAAAGCTAGGTGATATGGCTTACGCAGATAAGGAGAAGTTTCCAACCGGCGCTTGGTGCAAGGAAGGTGATTTTGTTCTCACACGTCCTTATGCCGGCACACGCATACGAATCCACGACAGAGAATTCAGGATTATTAATGATGATACCGTCGAAGGCGTTGTTTCAGACCCCCGTGGGTTTTCCCACGCATAGGAGGCTATATGGCAGAAGCAGAGTACAAATTTCCAGATGAAGTAGAAGAAGATAAAGTTGAAATTGAAGTTATTGACGATATGCCAGAGGCTGATCGGAATCGAAGCCCAATGCCTAAGGAAATCGTTGAGGAACTTGAAACGGACGATTTGGAGCAGTATTCCGAAAAGGTAAAAAACCGTTTTGGCCAGATGAAAAAGGTTTGGCATGACGAACGCCGCGCAAAGGAACAAGCTACCAGAGAGCGCGAAGAAGCAATGCGGTTTGCACAAATCAGGGAAGAAGAAAATAAAGAATTAAAACAAAGGCTTGGCATTGGTGAGAAGATGTTTGTTGAGGAAATCACCAAGACAGTCAACCATGAAATTGCATCTGCAAAAGAAAAGCTTAGGCAAGCTTACGATGCTGGCGACTCAAGTGGCATTGCAGACGCTCAGGAAGAACTTACCGACGCTAAGATAAAACTTAAGGATTACCAACGCTTTAAACCCGCTTTACAAGAAACAGAAACGAGTGTAGAACGAAATGTAGAACAGGTTCAACCGCAGCCAAAACCACAAGTAACTGATCCGAAAGCAGAAGCTTGGAGACAGAAAAATACCTGGTTCGGCGCGGACGAGGAAATGACAGCCCTTGCTCTTGGCCTGCACGAAAAACTTGTCCGATCTGGTATGGATCCGCGTAGCGAGGACTATTACCGACGAGTAGATGAAACGATGAGAAAGCGATTCCCAGAAAATTTTGAGGAAGAGCAAACTCAATCGGCAGAGGCTGACAAACCAGCTACGCGCCGGGCAGTGAATGTAGTGGCTCCAGCAACGCGAAGCACCGCGCCAAACAAAGTGCGTCTTACGAATTCACAACTGGCAATTGCCAAGAAGCTTGGTGTAACGCCAGAAGTGTACGCAAAGGAAGTTATAAAATTGGGGAACTACAATGGCTGATACCCGAATCGCTCGTGAAATAGAAACTCGTGAAACTACGCAACGGAAACAACAGTGGGCACCTGCTCAACTACTGCCTACCCCTACTCCTCAACCGGGATGGGCGTTTAGGTGGGTACGGACGGCAATCATGGGGGTATTTGACCCAACGAATACGTCTGCAAAGTTTCGTGAAGGCTGGGTTCCATGCAAATCTGAAGATCATCCAGAGATGCAAGTGTACGCAGACCCGAGTAGCAAATTCAAAGGCAACATCGAGATTGGCGGTTTGCTGCTGTGCAAGATTCCACAGGAGTTCATGGATCAACGCGCAGCCCACTTTAGGAAGGCAAACGACACTCAAGTTGAAGCCGTCGATAACAGCTTTATGAAGACCAACGACCCAAGGATGCCTCTGTTCGCAGAGCGTAAAACTACGACTTCCTTTGGGCGTGGGGCTAAATAACTTAACTTTTTAGGAGTTTTACATGGCTTATCCTACTGTTTCAGCCGCTTACGGGTTTCGTCCCGTAAATCTGCTAGGGGGGCAAGTTTTCGCTGGCTCCACGCGGCAGATGGCTATTGCGTCTGGTCACGCTACCAATATCTTCTTTGGTGATTGCGTGATCATGTCTACTAATGGTTGTATCAACAACAACACTATTACCAATACTGGTACGGCAATTGTTGGTATTTTCATGGGTTGCAGCTACATCAATTCGTCTGGTCAGCGCGTGTTCGGGCAATACTACCCCGCCACGATCTCCAACGCAGTTGATGGTGCAAATGCAACTGTTGCCTTTGTCGCTGACGATCCTGATCTGGTGATGAAAGTTGCCGTTCAAACCGCCGCTGATGCCGCTCCGTCTGCTAGTCAGGCGAACCGTGCCGCTCTGGTGGGTGGGAACGTCGATATCGTCTACCAAACAGTCACGGGCAGCACGGCTACTGGTGATGGTACGCAAGGCGTTAAAAATGCTGGTGTGGCCTCCGCTACGCTTCCTGTCAAAATCATCGACGTTGTTCCCGATACCGCGCCAGCTACTGGCTCGTTCGTGGAAGTTTTGGTTTCTTGGAACCAATTCGCCCACCTGTATCGCAACACAACGGCGTTGGCGTAAGGAGATAAATAATGGCTATTTCACGCGCACAACTACTTAAAGAACTTCTCCCCGGCTTGAATGCTCTGTTTGGTTTGGAGTATGCGAAATACGGCGAAGAGCATAAAGAGATTTTCGAGACTGAAACCTCTGAGCGTTCTTTTGAAGAAGAAACGAAACTGTCGGGTTTTTCGGCTGCTCCGGTGAAGAACGAAGGAAGCGCAATTAGATACGATAACGCCCAAGAAGCTTGGACGGCACGTTACCAACACGAAACGATTGCTCTTGGTTTCTCGATTACGGAAGAGGCTGTCGAAGACAACCTGTATGACTCCCTGTCTTCGCGTTACACCAAGGCTCTGGCCCGTGCTATGTCGTACACCAAGCAAGTTAAGGCGGCTGCAATCCTTAACAACGCTTTTGCTGGTGGCCCGACCTATGGTGACGGTGATGTTCTGTGTTCGGCTTCGCATCCGCTCGTTTCTGGCGGTACGAACAGCAACACGGGTGGTGCTGCTGACCTGAATGAAACCTCGCTTGAGGCCGCTGTTATTCAGATCGCTGGCTGGACGGATGAGCGCGGTCTGCTCATTGCTGCAAAACCCCGCAAGCTGATTGTTCCCCCGAGCCTGATGTTTGTTGCTACGCGTCTTCTGGAAACGGAACTGCGTACTAGCACCAACAACAACGACATCAACGCGCTGAAGAACAATGGTTCAATTCCCGAAGGTTATCGTGTTAACCACTTCCTGACGGACACGAACGCTTGGTTCCTTTGCACGGATGTACCGAACGGCTTGAAGCACTTTGTTCGTACCCCGCTGGCAAACAGCATGGATGGTGACTTTGATACCGGCAACGTGCGTTATAAGAGCCGTGAGCGTTACAGCTTCGGCGCTTCTGACCCGCTTGGTATTTTCGGTGCTTCGGGTTCCAGCTAATAGTAGTATGATGTAAGGGTGGATGGCAGACTGAAGAACTAGCCATTAAAAGACAGCTTAAAGCGTCCACCTGTTTTATTGATCTGGGAATTTTCACCCGTACAGACTGCCCCAGCAGACTTTGTAGAGACGGTACGGGAATGTGCTACAACACAAAGGATTCATCATGGCTATTTCGACTTTCGACGGCCCCGTCCGTTCGCTTAACGGTTTCTATTCCCAAGGCCCCGGTAACATCCTGACCCTTGGTGCTACGGTAACGCTCTCTGTTGCCACTCACGCTGGTCACACCCTGTTGGTTCCAGCAACCTGCGCTATCACGCTGCCTACTATTGTGACAACGGCTGACCCGGTTACTTCTGGCCCCGGTAGCGACCCCAATACGCAGAGCAACCTTGGCGTTGCATTTGTGCTGTTCTTCAACGCAATCTCGGCTGGTGCTTCGGCTCAGACCGTAACCTGTGGTGGTTCAGATAAGCTTGTTGGTACTCTGGGTGTCACATCCACGGTCTATAACGCTTTTGCGTCAGTAACCAGCACGATTATCACCCTCAATGCCACGACTACTGGCGGTGCTGCTCGAGGTAGCCAGATAACTTTGGTTCCGTTGGCTGCTAACCTCTGGTCTGTAAATGGTGTTCTGGTTGGTTCTGGTACTGTTGCGACTCCGTTCAGCTAATCTTCTGGGGGCTTCGGCCCCCTATTCACATAATAGGAGATTGCAACTATGAACGGCGACAATTTTGCAGTATCACCCACTACTAATGCGGCGTATTACCGCGTTGCTGCTGCAAGTTCTGGAACAGCGGCGTACACATTGCTGCAAACTATTGCTGGGCCAAACGGCATTGGCTACATAATATCTTTTGTTGGAAGTGCCAACGACAGCGGTAAAACCCTTACCATTGTTGGTCACAAAATGGGAACGGCTCCGGGTGTAGTTACCACAGAAGTAGTTACCGGCCCAAACGCAAACACCGTCTACTCAACTGGTTATTACGACAGGGTTACCAGCATAACGCCTAGTGCAACTATGACTGGGACTATTGGTGTTGGTGTTCTTGGCACTAGCGTAGCCCTTCCGCGTACTCGTATAAAAGGCGTGTATTACGTTGGTACAGGTACAGCAGGTTCTATCAAAGCTAACCTGAACTCATCTACGGGTACTTTGTTGCTGCAAGTTGATACCCCCGCTTCGGCAACCGCTACCCAATACATGATTATTACTGGCGGTATTTTGATGGGTGGCAGCAACGCTCTAGGCCCACTAACGATGGACATTGGTCTCATCACGCTGACCAACGTCACTTTTGCAACCATTATCTGCGGGTGATTTATGCTCAAAAAAGGTTTTGACCTAGCTGGCAAGAAGTTAATGATTGGTCTTCCCGCCTACGATCATAAAGTGGGTGTGAAGATGGCAATATCGTTGATGCAACTTGGTCAAAAACTGATGGAGCATGGGATAGACGTACAGGTTAATAGCCTGTGCGGTTGTTCTGTTGTCTCCCGCGCACGAAACATTATCGCCCATCAGTTCCTGAAGTCCGACTGCGATCATCTGATGTTCATTGATGCGGATATGACTTTTGCGGCGGATGACATTATCCGCTTGATGTGCTGGAATCAGGACAAAGCCATCGTTGCTGGCGCGTATGAAGCCCGTAAAGAGGGCAAGGTCTACATCGTGTCCTTGGATGGTGGGCATGGTGTAAACGGGCCGCAGGGCAAAGTGACGATGGATGAGGCTGGTCTAGTCAGGGCGTACCGTGTAGCAACTGGCTTCATGATGATCCAGCGGCGTGTGTTTGAAGTATTGAAAGCAGCCCACCCTGAGTGGGAGCATAAGGACACGAATACCGAAGAGCGGATGTACGCTTACTTTGACTTCAAATGCACCCCTGAAGGTTACATTGGCGAGGACTTCCTCTTCTGTGATCGGGCGCGTGAAGTAGGCTTGGACATCTGGCTCGACCCTACGATCA